ATGTACAAGGTCTCCGATCGCGACGGGCTGTATGTAGCCGTGCTGATCTCAGGCACCATCTCGTTTCGTTACGATTACCGCATCAACGGCCGACGGGAGACGCTGGTTATCGGTCAGTATGGTCGTGACGGTATCACGCTGGCTGAAGCCAGGGATGAACTGATAGCGGCTAAAAAGCTGCTGAACGCAGGCCAGTCACCGGCTGCGGCGAAGCGTGACGGTATCAAACGGATCCGCGGCGCCGAAACATTTACGGTACATACCGACGCCTACATGAAACATGTGGTCATGGCTGACAGCACGCGGGCTATGAAGCAATCAGTAATCGACCGGGATATTTTGCCTGTTCTCGGAAACAAAATGATGTCCGAGATAACGACCCCTATGGTGCGTGATCTTTGCGATCGCATAGTCGAGCGCGGCGGACGTGCGACGGCGGTGCAGGCGCGTGAAATCATCAGCAGCGTTTACCGGTATGCCAATGACCGCGGGCACGGGTTATTCAACCCGGCCGCAGATATCAAACCTTCGGCGATCGCCATGTTTAAACCGCGTGACCGTTGCCTGCAGCCGGAAGAAATCGGTGTGCTGTTCAGGTCGCTCGATACCGTCAGCACGTTGCCAACCTTAAAACTGGCTGTGAAGCTCATCCTGATCACGATGGTGCGCAAAACCGAGTTCATCATGGCGACGTGGAAAGAGGTGGATTTCAGCAAAGGAACCTGGACGATCCCATCTGACAGGATGAAGGGGAGCCGGTCGCACGTCATCTACCTGCCGCCTCAGGCGCAGGATCTGATGGTAGGCCTGCAGATGTGTGCCGGCGGGAGTGATTATCTTCTTCCCGGGCGATACAGCACCAGTAAGCCGTTATCCAATGCTGCTCTGAACTCAGTCATCGATCGCGCGGTTGCTGCTGCAGCGGATGCCGGAGAGAACCTGCAACCTCTAACAGTGCACGACCTGCGGCGCACAGCGAGCACGCTTTTGCATGAAGCGGGATTCCCGTCAGACTGGATAGAGAAGGCGCTGGCGCATGAACAGAAGGGCGTGAGGGCGGTTTACAACAAGGCCGAGTATTCCCGGCAGCGGGCCTACATGCTGCAGCAGTGGGCAAATATGGTTGATGCATGGATAAACGGGGAGCATCACGACCTGGTGCCGTTCTCCCCGTCTGCATTTGAAAAGTGGATGAATGAACAATAGTCCGCCCGGAGGCGGCTCATTGTGTCGCCTTCGAAGAATTCTCAAAGAGTCCGCGCAGGAACTTAACCATCGCGTTTGCTGAATCCCGCTGTTCACGGTAGCGCGCCGCTTCTCGCTGCAGGTGAAGGATCTCACCATTCCTCTGGTTGATAATGGCGCGCGCCTCTTCGAGTTGTCGTATCAGCGAGGCCTCTTCGGCAATGTTCATGCGGCCTCCGTCTTCACTACCGGCACTGCGCAGCCTGGCAGCAACTCAACCGCCGGCGCCGTGCACTTATTCCCCCATACGTCGAACCCATGAGACGACTGGCGGGCGAAGAGTTCAATGCGTGGGACATCGCCAAGCAGCTGCACCAGTTTCTCGCGGATAACGTCTGGTTTGCGCGAGTTCTCAAGGCGCGGCGCCGTGACGTGCTGGCAGATCGAGGCGTCCATGCGGGCCGGTAGTTTCCCGCGCACCGCAAACAGGCAGTCTTCGCTGTTCGCCCGGGTCATATGGCCCATGCCGATCGCACTGTTCCCTTTGTGCTTGTTTGTCTTGTGCCAGGTGAATCCCTTCATGGTCATCAGGCGGAATCCCCAGGCTTCCATGACTTTCAGCGCCTCTACCGGCTGAGTCGGTACCCACCACATAGCCAGAAGGCAATCTTCGGCGGCGAGCTCCCATACTGGCAGCCGGCAGATATCCAAAACATTCATCACCGGGTATTTGAAACCGGCGCCGCGGTCACCGTCAGCTGCCTTGTCGCGGTATGCCCATGGCGGATCTGCATAGATCAGGGTGTATTTTCTGCTCATGCTGCACCGCCTTCGCTTTTTTCCGCTTCAACCGCCATCTGCTCAAGCTTTCGTGAAAGCTCGGCAGACAATGCCTGGAACTCTTCCTCTGTCGCTACCGGGATCGGCACAAAACGGATGCCGATATGAGCGAGGCCATGTGCGGCCTCAAGGCATTTTCTTAAATCAACGGGAGAGGCTCTGTTCATGCTGCACCACCTTCAACGCGCTTGAACTCGATAACCCAAACCCATTCGCCAAAACAGTGCTGCCCATACCCATAAATCGAGTCCCATAGGGTAAAGAACTTGCTTCTGTTGGATTCACATGCACGGCATGGTATTTCATCAATCACTGCTAGTGTTTCGGCGTCATATTGCGATGTTGAGTATTCGCTATCTCCTTTACAGCATGGACAAATAACACCCTGCATACCCTCCGCAAGAGCATCCTCTTCGCTGATAGCGTTCAGCCGTTCAACCCGCACATCGGTGATTTCCAGCAGAATGCGGCTGGCCCAGCGCGGCATGTGGATAGATGGTCTCCAAGGGAAATCGCGGTCCTCTCGGCTTTCATTGCCCCATGCCTCTTCATAGACCGGATGCCAGTAGTTCCCGCGATGCCTCGGAATGCTTCGTGCATATCGGCGTTCGTCGACGCGCCCGTTTTCATCGCAATAGTCATGAATGGCCTGCCACGTCTCCCGCACCCAGATGCGGTCGCCGACTGCGCCGAACGGGCAGCAGTGCTCCTGAAAGAAAAGGTGACAATCAGCAATAGGCGAGTTACCCGGTACAAGGTCAGAAACGTGCACCATGCTTTCTAATTTTTTCGATGAAAACCAAAAATCCCCAGGTCGTGATTTCGATGGTTCCGGCTGAACCTTCATAATCCGCCGGGTCTGCGTCTTCCGACCGTCGAGAATGGCACGCACTATTTCCCCGTTAAAAATCATTCCGCGTTCTTTCATGCTGCCACCTTCTTGCTATTCAGTTGCTCAGCCAGGCGCTGTGCCTTCAGCGGGTTCTGGATAACCTGGCCGCCGGGCGCCAGCCATCCACGGCGCACGGACGAATAAACCAGCGTGATACTGCCTACGCGAATGCTGTCGTGTGGGTTAGTCATAGATTACCCCGGCAGTAGCGCAGATCCCGGCATAGCATCCCTGACGAAGCCTGTTACCGCGACCAATGCACTGATCGCGGCGTATAGCGATACGGGCCCGCTCAACCTCGCCAGTGGCCGCATCCATGCACTCTAGCCAGAGGCGAGCAGCCAGGCGGTACTGGCCTTTGTTCTCGCGGGAAATAGCGCGCTGCTCGATCTCCATTGCCGCCGGCGTTACGGCGACAAGAGGGGGCGCTTTGCGCTGCGAGACATAATCCGCGTGGTATTTTTCCATCCGATTCATCGTATCCAACCCTCTCGAAAAATGACCGCCAGCAGGAACAGCCAGGCGGATACGGCGGCCAGGTACAGAAACCATCCTGACCACCTTTCCCAGTACCTCGCCAGCGACGTCACGCCGCGTTACCAACCGGGCGAAATACTCGCTGCTCAACCGGAGGCTTTTTTCCAGCAAACTCCGTTGTGCCGTTCTGCTGACGTTCATCCAGCCAGCGCTCGATCTCTTCGCTGTTCCAGGCACAGCGCTTGTCTGTGATCCAGAAACGCTTAGGGAACTCCCCGTTTTTCTCCATGCGGTCGATAGTGCTCATCGATACAGGCACCACCGCCAGCAGTTCCTTTTTGCCTAATGCACCTTTCATCGTTACCTCTCTTTTTTCAGTGCGGCGCGCCCGGCGCCGCGGTGGTGATTACATAGGGATTTGATTCAGCTCTTCGCGGCGGATGCTGTAGAAGTCCGTAGCTTTAGCCAGACGCTCATCATCGTTAGCGAGCTTTTTGGCAACGTATTTGTAAGCGTTGTCCAGGTCCTTCAGCGTGTTGTAGTTCATCGCTGCGTCAGTGAAAGCGCACAGAATTTCTTCTGGATCGCGGTCGTCGCTGCTCTTTGGTTTCTCTTCCGCCGGTTGTTCAGGCTTCGTGTTGATCAGCTTGTTCATGCCGGATGCAGTCGCTGGTGTTGGCGTAATATCGCGCTCAACACGCGGTGCTGCTTCTTGCAATTCGTCAGGGGTGTAGACGCCGAGAATTACGTCAGGGCAATACAGGCGGGCCCATCGCTTAACCCCCAGATATGCGAGTTGTTGTTTTGGATCGCTGCCCCATAGAGTTGAGTTACGAACCTGGGCTTGGGTAAGTAATAGGTCCAGTACTCGAGGCTCACTTTCACCTTTCAGCGTTGCCCAGACCTTTACCCCGCACCCTTTTTCATCCGTTGCTGACCATCCAGCCGCCAGATACTTTTTCCCTTTGTCGTTTGTTTTTTCGATGAACTTTCCGATCACGTTTTCCCATGGGCCGAACCATTCAAAGTGAACGCGATCCTTTGTTGGCGCCATTGCGGTGATGGCTGCATTTACCAACTGCGCTTCATAACCCAGCGCGCCGTTAATGACGTGGGTTTTTTGCGCTACAGCGAAAGGGTTCATTCCCCACTGTGCAGCCTGCATTGCTACAGCCATACAGTCTGCCGGCTTCCCTGCAAGATGCGCCGGAACAGTAACCCTGCTCTGAGCCATCAGCTCAGCAAAGCGCACTAACTGGTTGATGCCTTCCGGGCTGAAGATTGCCGCGGCGGTGCCGACGGTAGCGCCAGGCTGAGAAGTGATTGCGATGTCGTTGCTCATACGTACATATCCTGTTTACGTGCCCACTCAGGGCGTTTAATAACTTCAAATCCACCCCAGTCGCCTGTTTCGCGGCACTGGTGATAGGTATTCAGATCCCGGCGGTATAGCGCATGCCCTGTGTCCACGTCCTGCGCATCCAGTTCGAACACCCGCACTGGGTAGCGGCCGCAGTCAATGGTTTCGCTCACTGCCAGGAAGAAGAATCCATGTGGATCGCCGGTGGTTTGCTGCGCGCCTTCGCGGTACATCGCGTCCTGTACGTGGTACCGGAATTCTTCAATGTGGCGCGATAAACGCTCCATATCGGCAACCTTCTTCACGTCCAGCAGGACAGGGTGATTCTTCAGGCGCTTGTCCGGGCGTATGCGGCACAGCTCGCCAGTATCCGGATCCGTCCAGTAGTGGGAGGATTCGCAGAATCCTTCCGCCTCAAGCAGCCAGCGCGCTGCCGGGTGCGCCATTGCGCTATCACGCATAAGTTTCAGCTTCCGGCCCTGTTCGGCGTCCATTACAGTCATGCCCATGTTCTCGACGTCTTTCAGGAAGGCTTCCTGATCTGCTTTCCCCTGGTTGGTTCTCAGGTTGAACTGCGGCGCCACGATGAAGCGCTTATCGAACTCTTCCGGTTCCAGAAGCAGGCAGTGCAGGGCAGTTCCCATATCCAGAGCTTTCAGCTTTTCGGTATCGACAGGTGCTGATTTCTGCCACTGAAGAAGGGCCGGGCTCAGCGCCACCATATCCAGCTGTGACTTACTCACGCCGTCGCCGGCGTGGTAGTCCTCGTTGCTGATATCGAAGTAAATTCCTGGTGTCATGCCGCGTTCCTCGCCGTATCCAGCTGGTCAGCCAGATCCCACTTCGCGATGATGTTGGTCAGCGCGGACTGGTACGCCGCGAGAACTTCTTCGAATTCCGGGCTCATCATCAGTTCTTCCAGAATCTCTGTGCGCACGCCTTTGCGCTCCAGTTCGTAGAATGGCCTTTGCAGCTGATGGAACTTGATCGCGTCGATAAGCTCGACGTGGCGCTCGTACAGCATCTGGTTAAGCTGGTAGTCGCCGTCGATGTTGTTCATGATTTTTTTCAGGTTGTTAATCTGCTGAATGTTCACTTGCTCACCCCCATACCCATTTCCGTTTTTGCTGCCAGTTTGCTGACGAACGCCCAGCTGATTGCTTCCGGCAGCGTGCGAAACTTCCAGCTCATCAGCCCGCATGCCGTAACGCAGTACCAGCCGTTAATAATTTGCCATTGCATACACACCTCACTATTACCATTTGGTAAATATCAGGGGTATGAGAAAGCCACCCGGTGGTGGGTTTCTGGTAATTCAACACCCTGCTGTTACCGTTAAGGTAATAATCTGATCAATTTTCGAATTAGTCAATAGATGTGACGAGGAAAAGTTTACCATTTTGGTAAATGTATGAGGCGCGGGAAGTTATCCCCCCGGCAGGAGTGACAGGTAGATTAGAGGTTTACTGGTTCTGGCTGACGATGAACTTGATGAAGGCGGTGATCTTGTTTTTCTCTTCCTGCGGCAGCCTGGCGTATTCGTGGTGGTCATAGTCAATCAGGCCAGCATTGCCAGGCGGCAGGATCAGCTCATATGCATCGCGGCCGAACGCCCGCGCGATAGCCGCCAGTACGCCAATGCTGGTTGAACCTTCTACGTTCAGGATGCGATTTACGGTCGCCTGACCGATGCCGGCCGCTTCCGAAACCTTTTTCTCTGAGTTCAGATTTGGATGCTCTCCCATCCATACACCCAGGGTAAAAGCTGCCTGCTTTTCTACGCTCCATTCCTGCGGGTCGATGATCTTCGGCAGGATAGGGTTGTCAGAAAGATGGTCGACATCCAGCCAGAATCGCTCTTTCCTGGTGAAAGCTTCGATCTCGCGCGCGACGCTTGCGCCGATATTTTTTGTCCCTTTGCTCCACCTGTTAACGAGATTCGCTGATTTTTTGAATCTCTCGGCAAACCGGAGTTGCGTGTTATCGAAATCCTTCCGGATTATCTCGTTGAGGTTGTCGCGTCTTATGTCGTAGATGCTTTTCATTTCTATTTTTTTGGCCTGAAATTGTTACCTAACTGATTAAATTTAATAGAATATTACCATAAAGGTAAACTTACCAAAAAGGTAACAGTCATTGATTTTTACACCAGATTGGTAATAATCAGGCTGTCTAAAGTTAGTCCGGGACTAAAAAAATATGAGCGATGTGCAAAAATTTGACTTCAAACGCTGCTGGCTAGATCTCTCGCCGGCTGAGCGAGAAGAGTTCGCAAGTGACGCCGGCACGACCAGCCACTACATTCAGGTTCACCTGACTGGCCGTAGAAGAATTCCACGTAAACCTCTGTTAGAAAGACTGTTTAAAGCCTGCAAATCCCGTAGGTGGATCTCCTCAAAATCCGACCTGGTCCTCTGGTTCCACGAACGTTAATCCTCAAAACTCACCCGCGCCGCCACCCCCAGGCGGCTCCTGCCTCTCCCTGAATACCAATCTGGTAATAATTATCCAAATACGGTTGATCTTTTTTTGGCTTGCTGCAAAATTACCAAAGACAAATACAGAAAGAGGGAAAGTCGATGAAGCGAATTACCCAGCGAGAGGCCATTGAGCAGGGACTCACCCGGTTCTACACAGGTAAGGCGTGTAAGCATGGCCATGACAGCGAGCGATACACCATCAGCGGCGAGTGCGTTACGTGCAATAACGAGCGCGCGCGCCGGCAGGCGCAGATGAGATCTGAGCGTCTGAAAGCAGCCAGAAAGGCTAGGGAGGCAGCATGACGCCTTCAGCTTACTACAACGAGATCGACCCATTCGCGGCGCAGTGGCTGCGTAACCTCATAGCCGCCGGGCATATCGCCCCGGGCGAAGTTGACGAACGGAGTATTGAAGATGTCACACCTGACGACCTCAGAGGATTTACCCAGTGCCATTTTTTCGCCGGTATCGGCGTCTGGTCCCATTCCCTCCGCCTCGCCGGATGGCCTGACGATCGCCCGGTCTGGACTGGCTCCTGCCCGTGCCAGCCTTTCAGCGCGGCAGGCAAAGGAGATGGGTTTGCTGACGAGCGGCACCTTTGGCCCCACTTCTTCCATCTCATCAGCGAGCGCAGACCTCAGCATGTCTTTGGCGAACAGGTTGCAGCAGGTAACGCAAACGTATGGTTCGACCTTGTACAAGCTGACCTGGAAGGAATGGGATACGCCTTCGGGCTTGTGCCGTTTACGTCAGCGGGCATCGGCGCGCCGCACATCAGAGAGCGGGCCTACTGGGTGGCCAACGCCGACAGCGGCATCAGTGACCGGCGCGGGGACGTCCGGGCGCCAGGGCGGGATGAATATTCAAACGGCGGCGATGATGTCCGGCTGGCCGACGCCGGTCGCGAATACAAAGGATCAGCCAGAAACAAAGAGAGGGCTGGAGAATCTTTCCGGGCTGGTGAAGATGGCGGGCTGGGTAACACCAACGTCACGCGACTGGAAAGACTCGGTGGGAATGACGGCGCAGCGGAACGGGAAAGAGCGACTGGACCAGCTTCCGCGCCAGGCGTTCATGACGGGCTGGCCAACATCGACAACGAGCAACGCTCGATCGCCATCAGTGGATGCGGCCATGAACATGTATCGACAGAACGGGAGCAAGACCCAGCAGCGTCTGCAGGACTTCGCGGGGATTACCGGCCCCTTGAGGTTAACGGTTTTTGGCGAGATGCGGACTGGCTCTTTTGTCGAGATGGCAAATGGCGTCCAGTTGAACCCGGCACATTCCCGCTGGTTGATGGGGCTGCCGCACGCCTGGGACGAGTCGAGCCCGGCGTGGCAGGACTGGCAAGAATGGCTAGCCGCAATAGAACTGGCCGCCTCAAAGGGTACGGTAACGCCATAAACGCCCAGGCTGCTGCGGCTTTCATTCGCGCTTATATGGGGGTGCAGGATGGCCAGTAGCTGGATAAAAGTCGAGGTGATCACACCAGACAAGCCGGAGATTTTCCAGATAGCAGAAATCCTGAATATCGACCCCGACGCGGTACTCGGTAAGCTCGTTCGCATATGGGCATGGGCGGATCAGCAGACTGTCGACGGTAACGCTGGCAGCGTTACAAAAGGAGTGCTTGACCGTATCGCTTTTATTACAGGATTCGCTGATGCACTGATCGCTGTTGGTTGGCTCGCTTACGACGGAAACAAGCTTATTCTCCCCAACTTTGAGCGCCATAATGGGGAAAGCTCTAAAAAACGGGCACTTACAAACAGAAGGGTTGCAGCACACCGTAAAAATGAAACGCAGAAAGTAACGCTGGCTGCGTTACAAAAAGCGTTACCAGAGGAAGAGGAAGAGGAAGAAGTAAAAGATAAGATCCCCCCTAACCCCCCAAGGGGGAAGGAGCCAAAAAAATCTTATCCGTATCCTGAACAGCTCAATGCCGAAGCCTGGGATGAGTGGAAGGCCTACAGGTCAGAAATGCGGTTTAAAGCCTACGCCCCAACTGAACGGAGCGAGGGGGCAGCAATCACCGAACTGATTAACCTGTCTGGCGGAAACCACACACGGCAGATGCAGATCGTGAAGCAGAGCATGGCGAAGGGTTGGAAAGGGCTGTTCGAGCTGAAAGGCGGCTCTGGGCAGCGAGATGTGAACACCATATCCCGTCCGGATACCGAGATCCCGCCGGGATTCAGGGGCGGACCGGCGCCCTGACAGCCAGCGCAGCGCGGAAGCGCGTTTTTTTACGCCTCAATGTTTACCAAAAAGGTAATAAAATATGCGCAAGGCTATTGATATTGATCCGTTTATGGTTATAAATTACCAATAAGGTAAAAATCATGCGAAAGACACTGCAGGCACTTGGCCGGCTTAAAGCTGGCCAGATGAACAAAACCGAAACGGCGTACTGCCAGAACCTTGAGCTGCGTAAGCGCTACGGGGAAATCGCCTGGTTCCGTTTCGAAGGCATCAAGCTGCGTCTGGCTGACAACACGTTCTACACGCCTGACTTCGCCGTGATGCTGGCAAACGGCCAGATGGAATTGCATGAGGTGAAAGGGTTCTGGACTGACGATGCCAGGGTGAAAACCAAAGTCGCCGCCGACCAGTACCCATTCCGGATCATCGGAGTAACGAAGCTCCCGGCAAAAGCCGGCGGCGGGTGGAAGGTCGAAGAGTTCTAAAACAACGATCTTCATTGATATCAAATGAATCAATAAGTTAAACGGGTAAGCGGGGGTAAGTATGGATTTTGATTTCGTGAATTACAGCCGGCGGTCACTGCTGCTGTTCGTGATGGTGGCAAACATCATTGGGTGGGTGGCAATCATCGCCGTCCTGTATGTGGCTTATCTGGCGATCGAATGGGTGGCGGCATGAACATCGAAACAGTAAACGAGCTCATCGCCTCCCTGGAGAGCGCAGGCGAGCTGTCGATCAGAGAGCAGAAGTTCCTGAAGCTGGCGAAAGCGTATCAGCAGCTGGCTGCGGAGAATGTGGCGATGCACGAAACCATCGAAGCTGTTCGCGGCGTTGCAGATAACTCAAGTGGAATTGCTGGCTGGCACCTGAATGGCGAAATAGCTCAATGGTCAGAAATCCTTCCAGAAATTGACGATATCGAAACCCCCGCCACCGATCGCATCGTAGCCGGGATTAGGGCTGATGGTCGCGCAGAGGGTATCAACTTTGCTGCAAGCCGCCTTGCCGCTGCTTTCAATCACGGATTTGTTGATAAGCCGATGGCAGAGGTTGGCGACGTGGTACGCATGATTCTTGACGCTAAAGCAGATTTGGCTAACGACCCAGTCTTAGCCGCCGATGGCCTGTCAGGAGAGTACGCAGAAAAATCCCTGGCTGAATGGGAAGCCGCGCTGAGCGAGGGGGCCGACAAATGAGCAACGCTATCGATGCACATCTCACTGACGAAGTGATCAACGCCGCATTCGAAAACACGAATTTCGGGCGAGACGACTTTCGCACCATCCTGGCGGAAACCGTTATGAAGCGTGCCGCCGGTTATCACTCTGGCTGGACGGCCACAAGCATTTGCACTCGCCTCAAGCTGCTGGGTAAACAGGAGCGGCCAACAAAGCTCGGCCTGACGTTCGCCTTTCACCACTACTACCGCCAGAGCGTCCGTGATGCGCTGATGCTAAAACAGGAGCGTGCTGCATGAGCAACTTTGATACTTCATCGCAAGTTAGGGCTCGTAAGTTACATCGTTGCTGTGAATGTAAAGGCGCTATAAATCCAGGCGATACCTACGAGAAAGTTTTTGTCGTCCAGGATGGCGATGCCAGCAACTTCAAGACATGCCAGAAATGCACAGAAGCACGTGACTGGCTGCTTAACGAAACTGATTGGCCTGACGATATCGACGGAGAAGGTCATTCGTATTTCTTCACGATGCTGCGTGACCACCTCCGTGAGCAAGGCCGGGAAGGCGACCGCAAATACGCATTTCGAGCGTATCGACTTGTCGTCCTGATGGATAAACGCCGCATGGCTTATGCCAACGCATACAACGCGGAGACCGTGAAAATCCGCGATTCTCTTGCTCAAGGAGTCTCAGTATGACAACTAATATCACCGCACTGGCGCAGCGTTTGAAAGTGGCAGCGATCGATGCCAAAGAGCTCGCCATTATCGCCCGGTATTCGAAAGGCCGTGCGGCGGCGGAGAAATTTTACGCCCTGACCACGCCAAACAATGTCCTCGCGCTGGTAGAGGCGCTGGAGAAGACGCAGACAAAAGCGATTGAGCAGGGACGTACTGCCTGTGAGTTGTTCGACGAGGTTACTGCTCTGCGCCAGCGCATCGCCGAGCTGGAGTCCCGCGCCGTCACCGTGAAGCTGCCAGAGTCATTCAAGTTGGCTAAATCATCGAGCGGATTAACGTACTACTACGCTGACGAGGTCGATGCTGCGCTTACCGCAGCTGGCATCAAGGTGGAGGCTGAGTGATGGTCAGCAATCGAAAAATTCGCAGAATCATGGCAGCAGGAATCCCAAACCGGGTGTATCGCGTTAGTAATACTCGCAAGATGGTGAATTATTCAAGAGTGTTACCGGGCTGCGTCTATTGCGTTCGTGTTAAATGGAGTGCGCGTCAGGCGCGCAAGGGGTACTAACTATGACCAGCAAATTAACCAGAGAAGAACGCGTGCAGGCGCTCTGCTACCTGAAGGTAGGACAAGTCCTCAGCCCGTCTGATATTGAAAACGTCAAAATGTTGTCCCGCATGGTGCTGGCCGCAATGGACAGCGAGCCGGTGGCATGGCGTTATCGTTATCATAATGGGTTAGCTCAGAGTAACTGGAAGTACGTTGATAGCGAAAGCGAGTGTAATTCAGCGCCAAATTATCAGGTGCAGTCGCTCTATCGCCACGCGCAGAAGCCGGTAGCGCCTGATGATGTGCTGGACGCATTGCAGAAGGTTGCTCGTATACGCCTCGACCTGAATGACTTCGACGGCGATCGCCGCGGTATTGCTGATTGCCTGTGTGATGCCGAAGAGGCGCTCATCGAGGTGGTAAACCGCCGCGCCGCCACGCTCGCAGCCGCCCCTCAACCCCAAAACGCACAACAAAATATTCCTGAAATTATTCCGGGATGGATTCCGGTAAGCGAGCGGATGCCGGAAAGTAACGGTGTGTATTTTGGCTGGGATGGAAAGCGAGTATTGGAGGTTAACTGCTTCTTTGGTGGCTTCTCGGCGAATCAATTCATCCATGGAGAAATAACCCACTGGATGCCGCTGCCAGCGCCGCCGACGGAGGTGAAGTGATGCCGTACTTCTTCCTGATTTTCGTCATCAGCAGCAATACATCGAATATGCAGGTGGTTCCCATGCAGAGTATGGAGCAGTGCAAAGCAGCCATTAAGGCGATGAAAGTTGCAGATGATAGACGGTCGTGGAGCGATGTTTCGCCAAGCGTAGATAATATTCAATGCGTAGAGGTGAAAGGTGCCTAAATCCCCCGCAGAACGCAAAGCCGCGCAGCGCGCGCGGCAGTCCGCCGCCGGTGAGCGCAAAATTGAACTGGTGCTGGATGAGCAGGAGCAGGATATGCTGGCGCGGAACTGCGCCGCCCGGCGCCCTGGTCGTGATCCCTACGAAATGGCCGAGTACATCGCGCTGCTGATCCGCCAGGATGATGCCCGGGTGCGCGGCCGGATTAACGCCATCAGAAAACGCCGCTGCGGCAAGTGCGGCGATCAACTGCCGGTGGCATCATGCCCGCACTCAGGAGAAGCCGCATGCTGGGTGATGTACGGCTGGCACGAAACAAAACTACCGCTGTGACATGTCACGGGAGATTGACTAAATCCTCGCATGATTATACTGTTTAAATATACAGTATTTTAGGGGTGAAGATCATGGGTGGCAAAGACCGTAATTATACTGTCGTTTACCGCGGGGATTTTATCGACGCCGTACCTGATGGCCGATGGATGATGATACAGCGTGGCAAGGAGTTCGGCGGTGGGTACTGGTTTGGTCGAGCTTATGCCGACTGCTTCTGGCTTGAGTTTGAGCGTCCAATGCCACTATCAATCTGTGTTGAGTACGTCGTGCTATACGACCATGTCGCCGCCCGAGCTCATGAGTTTGAGGATGAATTTAAACTGGAATGACCGCGGCCGCCGACTATGGCGGCTTTGTTTTGCGTGTTACTATTACCTAAAAGGTAATTATTTCCGGGGTGTTTACCATGCCAAAGGATCCGAAGCGCAAATCAACTCAGTACAAACCGTTGACGGTGATGCAGGAAGCCTACGCCCAGGAGTATGTGAAATGCCCTGAAAATCAGACGCAGGCGGCCATCAATGCCGGGTTCTCCCCAAAGTCTGCCCACGTCAAAGCCAGCACAATGATGCGTGATGAACGTATCCAGAAACGAATCGCTGAGCTGATGGAAGAGCGCAACAAGCGCCTGCGCGTCAGCGCCGATTACGTGCTGCTGCGCCTGGTGGAAATCGACCAGATGGATGTGATCGACATCCTCGACGATGAAGGCGGACTGAAGCCGATTAGCCAGTGGCCTAAAGTATGGCGAACGTCGATCAGCGCAGTGGATATAAACCGCATCAGGATGGCGATGAAGGATGACGAGGAAGATATCGAGTCCACGCTGCAAAAAATCAAATGGCCCGACAAGGTGAAGAACCTCGAGCTCATCGGTAAGCACGTTGACGTGATGGCGTTCAAAGAGCGCATGGAAGTTAACGTGAACGTCACCATTGCCGATCGCATGGCCGCCGCACGGCGCCGCCTGAAAGAGCGTCAGGGTGGTGACCAGTGACAGACGCTGCTTTATCCCCGGAAGAACAGCTGATCGACGATATCGCCAGCTTCACCCATGACCCGCTGGGCTATGCGCTGTATGCGTTCCCGTGGGGCGAGGATGGCACAGAACTGGCGCACGCCTCCGGGCCGCGACAGTGGCAGGCTGACGCATTCCGCGAGATAGGCGAGCACCTGCAGAACCCGGCAACACGTCACCAGCCGCTGATGATTTCCCGCGCATCCGGCCACGGCATCGGAAAATCTGCGTTCATCTCGATGCTGATTAACTGGGCCATGTCCACCTGTGAAGATTGCAAGGTGGTGGTGACCGCTAACACCGACAACCAGCTGCGCACGAAGACCTGGCCGGAAATCATCAAATGGTCGAACCTGGCTATCACGAAAGAGTGGTTCACCTGCACCGCCACTGCGATGTACAGTAACGATCCTGGACACGACAAACGCTGGCGCGCCGATGCTATTCCCTGGTCTGAGCACAACACCGAGGCGTTTGCTGGCCTGCACAACGAGCGTAAGCGTATCGTTGTGGTGTTCGACGAGGCATCCAACATCGCGGATCTGGTCTGGGAGGTTGCCGAGGGCGCGCTGACGGACGAAGACACCGAAATCATCTGGGTGGCGTTCGGTAACCCGACGCGCAACACCGGGCGATTTCGCGAGTGCTTCCGCAAATACAAGCACCGCTGGAAGTGCGCGCAAATCGACAGCCGCACCGTCGAAGGCACCAACAAGCAGCAGCTGCAGAAATGGGTCGATGACTACGGCGAGGACAGCGACTTTGTGAAGGTCCGCGTGCGCGGGATCTTCCCTGACGCCTCAGAACTGCAATTTATCCCTACCGGGCTGACAGACGAGGCGATGAAGCGCGTGGTTACCGCGGCACAGGTGGCTCACGCCCCGCGGATAATCGGCGTTGACCCGGCTTATTCTGGCGTGGATGATGCAGTAATTTATCTCCGCCAGGGGCTGCACAGCAAAGTGCTGTGGACCGGCAACAAGACCACCGACGATCTGATTATGGCGAAGCGTATCGCCGACTTTGAGGACCAGTACCAGGCTGACGCGGTGTTTATCGACTTCGGTTACGGCACCGGTCTGAAGTCAATCGGTGATGGCTGGGGCCGCACCTGGCAGCTTGTGCCGTTCGGAGGCGCATCAGCAGACCCGCAGATGCTGAATAAGCGCGGTGAGATGTTCAACGCCTGTAAGACGTGGCTCAAGCTCGGCGGCGCGCTGGACGACCAGGAGACGGCGGACGACCTGTCAGCGGCAGAGTACAAGGTGAGGGTAGACGGTAAGATCGTCATGGAGCCGAAAGAGGATATCAAAGAGCGTCTGGGCCGGTCGCCGGGCAAGGGCGATGCGCTGCTTCTGACGTTCGCCTATCCAGTGGCGAAGCGTTCAGATTTCCCTGCTGCCGGCGGCAAGCAGCCCAACGTGATCAGCGAGTACGACCCGTGGGCTTAATTTTATTTATTTTTCGGAATTTTTATCGCAAGTTCTTTGTTTAAGTCGTAGCCATTTCTTGATAATGAGTCAATTTGTCTAGTTAAGGTGTCAATATTACTAATTGTTGGGGATATTTGAACTGTTCCAAGCGGGGATCGTTGTGATGCATTATTAAGATTAAATTGTGCCAATAAAGATTCTCTTGAATTTTCAAGCTGGCTAATGCGATCATTCTTCTCAGTGATAATTGAATTTGCGTTCTCAATATTTGATTTGAGATTTTGAACTTCTTTATTTAAATAATTTATTGTTTTACGTAGCTCGTCTCGTTCATTGGTAAGTTCTCCCATTCTTGCCTGAGATTCAGTTATTTGTTCTTTCATTGACTGAATGTCTTTTTCAGCACCAGTTTTAACTCTGTCATAAGTCACGTCATGTTTGGCCTTCAGGCGCTGCAATCGCGTGGAGCGCTGTATCATTCTAGCCTGTTTATAGTTCTCAATTGAATCTGCATTATCAAGCGGCTTGCTTTGCCATTTCGTTATAGCATTATTAACCCATGGTAAACCAACACATAAAACAAGTGACGAGAATGCGGGTAAAATAATTACGCTCCACCAACTGCTATTTTGAGAAATATATTCTATTTTGTAATAAATTCCGTTATCAGCAAAAAATAAATAAAGTATTTGCTTCCAGTTAAATGCGCACCATGAAATTGCGAAAGCACCGAATGCAGGGTTCTTAACGCGATTCATTGCTGTGTTGAATGTCGATGTCGTGAATTCTTTAAGTGATTCTAACATGATAAGCCCATATGTTTTTTATGGGAGTATACCGATATGGTAGCGCTCAGTCACCAGGCAAAAAAATGCCCGGACGAACCGGGCGAAACAGGGATGATGGAAAGTGCCGTCCTTGGCTGGGTGTCACAGGGTTTACAGCATGAAGTCATCGTGATGGCGTCCTGCTGTAAAAAGGGCGGTGGTCAGAAAGGGAATAACTGCCACCGCCAAACTTGCACTGGAACTACGGGTATCACGGTCCTGAGGCGTGATTCTGGTGCAGCATGCAGGATTCGAACCTGCGACCAACCGCTTAGAAGGCGGTTGCTCTATCCGACTGAGCTAATGCCACAACGAAGAGAGCACTGATTACCACAGTGGACCACCCGGCGAGGGAGGCGTTGCTTCCGCCAATGCTCTCATCGTTGCATCCTCGTCTCTTCCGAGGTGTCACACCGAACCGCCACGATGGTGAGTCGCTGTCGTGCATGCAGGGCATGGCTTGCACATTCCGGCTACCCGCTGGGCCATGTACCAAGGAGCCCCCGGACCGCTATCGACGCATGTGCCATGCGCCGGATGCTTTCACACCTGGAAGCGCACTCCGCCATCTGAGTAACGACAAAGCCACCAATGGAAGGAAATGGGGTGCGCTTTCATGTTGTGTTTACCAAAAAGGTAATAATTTATCGTCAAAAGGTCAATACACTACGACAAATAAATCATATGTGGTTAAATTGGTAATAATTTAAACGCGTATGGAGCGCAGCAAAATGTGCATCAGCAAGCCGAAAGTGAGTTCTCCGCAGGTTCAGGCGGCGCCGCAGGTTTCCGATTCTGCTGTACAGAACGCCGCTGATAGTGATCGTCGCCGCCGTGCCGCAGCGGGTGGGCAGAAATCAACAATCCTGACGTCGAGCCAGGGTGTAACGCAGCCTTCTGGCGGTACTCAGGGTAAGACCCTGCTCGGGGCGTAATCCATGGCCGAACTCTCTCCGAAACAGCATTACCTCAAACACCTGGGGCAGCTCAAAAATGAGCGCACCAGCTTTGAGGAGCACTGGCGCGAACTGGCGGAATTTATTGATCCGCGCAGCACGCGCTTTCTTACGACGGAGAGAAACAACGGCAGCAAGTGTAATACCCGCATCGTTGACCCTACCGCCTCCAAAGCTGCCCGCACTCTGCAATCAGGCATGCTGTCAGGTATCACCAGCCCAACCCGCCCATGGTTTAAGCTGGCAACGCCGGATCCGGAGATGATGCAATATGGACCGGTAAAACGCTGGCTTGATGTGGTCATGACCAGGATGAACGACGTCATGAACCGCTCTAACGTCTACCAGTCCCTGCCGATTATCTACCGGCACCTTGGTGTTTTTGGTACCGCGGCTATGGCGGTTCTCGAAGACGACGAAGATGTGATTCGTACTCATCCTCTGCCGATCGGAAGTTACTACCTGTCAAACTCGCATCGTTTGTCAGTCGATACCACGTATCGCGTTTTCTCCATGACTGCCCGCCAGATTGTTATGCAGTTTGGCCTGGACAATGTCAGTAACGCCGTGCGCGGCGCCTGGGATAACGCGAACTATGAAGCATGGTTCGATGTGGTCCATCTGACAGAGCCCAATATCGATCGTGTGAATGGCAAGCTGAACTCCCGCAACAAGGCATTCAAATCGGTGTATTTCGAGTTGTCCGGAGACGGTGACAAGCTCCTTCGTGAGGCTGGTTTTGATGAGCCGCCTATCCTTTCACCGCGCTGGGAGATTAACGGGGAGGACGTTTACGGGAGCAACTGCCCGGGAATGATGGCGCTCGGTACTGGTAAGGCGCTGCAGCTGGAGCAAATTCGCAAAGCTAACGCGATCGATAAGCTTGTTAACCCGCCAATGGTGGCCCCGACAGGTCTTAAAAATAAGCTGATCAACCTTGCCCCTGGCGGCGTTACTTATGTCGATGAGGTTGATGCTACAAAGCTTGTGCGTCCGGCTTACGCCGTCAGCCCGCAGCTTAATGACATGCTCGGCAGCATTGCTGATGACCGCCAAATGATTGAAGCCTGCTTCTTCTCTGACCTGTTTAACCTGTTCAGCACCATCAACACCAGGAGCATGCCAGTGGAAGCTGTGGCCGCAATGCAGGATGAGAAACTCCTGCAGCTTGGCCCAGTCCTTGAGCGACTTAATGATGAATTCCTTGATCCTTTCGTTGATCGCACATTCAACATCATGGCGCGCCGCAACCTCTTTCCTGAGCCACCGGAAGAACTGCAGGGCACTCCTCTGAAAGTTGAATATGTATCCATTTTGGCACAGGCCCAAAAATCCATAGGGATCAGCAGCGTTGAGCGCTTTGTTGGCTTTGTTGGGAATCTTGCAAAAGCCAATCCTGCGGCGCTCGACAAACTCAATATCGACCAGACGATTGACGAGTACGGAAATATGCTCGGCGTACCGGCCACGATCGTTAACTCCGATGATGAGGTGCAAGCCACGCGCGAACAGCGCGCTCAGCAGCAGCAACAGCAGCAAATGATGGCTATGGCCCAGCAGGCTGGCGCAACCGCTAAGACCCTGAGCGATACCAACACCGCTGACCCTAGCCTGTTAAAAACCCTCTCTGATGCTGCTCAGCAGCCGGCGGTGACGCAATGACTGATTACCTGAGCGAAGAAGAGCGTGAAGAACGGGCAGCAGATGAGCTCAAAAGGCAGCAGTTACGGCGCGAGAACGAACTTAATGACCTGCGCCTCATCTGCGAGACAGAACACGGCCGCCGTTTCATCTGGCGCCTGATTGAGCAGGCTGGGGTGTGGCGTACGACTTATACCGGTGAGGCGCTCTCGGCAGCCTTCGCCGAAGGAAAACGTAACACGGGACTGAAAGTCTTTTCCGACGTGATGGAGGCGTGTCCCGATCAGTATCTGGCAATGGCCAAAGAGGCCAGCGAGGAATAGCGATGAATTTATTTGAGCGTCTTATGTATCGGCGTTTGTGCAATGAGCAGTCTGCAGATGGTGGGGCAGCTCCAGCAGCATCCGAACCATCCCCGACTCCTGCGGCTGAGCAATCTGAAGCAGCGCAACAACCAGCAGCTGATCCAGAACCTTCGCCAGCTGATGGTGGTAAACCTGAGCTGACTGGCGATAAGCCAACTCCTTCTGCTGAACCATCGGTTCCAGAAAAATATGAACTAACGGCACCTGAAGGCACTGAGCTGGACTCAAAAGCTGTTGAGCTGTTTGAGCCCGTGGCGCGCGAGCTTGGTCTTTCTAATGACCAGGCGCAGAAGCTGGCTGGACTGTGGCCCCAACTGCAGGAGCAAATGCAGAACCGACAGGCTGAGTCTTGGGGGCAGCAGGTTGAACAGTGGGCCGCTGACACGAAGGCTGACAAAGAAATCGGTGGCGACAAATTAACGGTATCCGTCGGACACGCGCAGAAGGCGCTGGATACCTTCGCATCGAAAGAGTTCCGCGAATTCCTTGACTCGACCGGCCTGGGTAACCACCCGGAAATGGTTCGGGCGTTCGCAAAGGTAGGCAAGTTGATGAGTGAAGACAGTTTCGTCACTGGCCAGGGTAACGGATCGCCGAAAAACGATCTGGTCGAAGCGTTTTATCCAAGCAAAAAATAGTGAGGTGTAATCATGGCTTTAATTGGTCAGACGCTGCCTTCTCTTCTTGACGTGTACAGCCGTACCGACAAGAACGGGCGGATCGCTAAAATCGTCGAGCAACTGGCGAAAAGCAACGATGTCATTACCGATGCGATTTACGTGCCGTGTAACGACGGTTCCAAGCACAAAACCACCATCCGTGCCGGTATCCCCGAGCCGGTGTGGCGCCGTTACAACCAGGGCGTGCAGCCTACCAAAACCCAGACCGTTCCGGTGACTGACACTACCGGTATGCTGTACGACCTGGGCTTTGTGGACAAAGACCTGGCCGATCGCTCCGGTAATGCGGACTCGTTCCGCGTGTCCGAGAACATGGGCAAGCTGCAGGGCTTTAACAACAAGGTTTCCCGCTACACCTTCTACGGCAATACCGATGCTGAGCCGGAGGCGTTCATGGGCCTGGCTCCGCGCTTCAATACCCTGAGCACCTCCAAAGCGGCCAGCGCGGAGAACGTATTCAACGCCGGTGGTAGTGGTTCTACCAATACCTCCATCTGGTTCATGTCATGGGGCGAGAATACCGCGCACATGATCTACCCGGAAGGTATGGTCGCCGGATTCCAGCATGAAGATCTCGGCAATGACCTGGTCAGCGATGGTAACGGCGGCCAGTTCCGCGCTTACCGTGATGAGTTCAAATGGCATCTCGGCCTGTCAGTTCGTGACTGGCGTTCGATCTCGCGCATCTGCAACATCGATGTCACCACGTTGACCAAAGATGCTGCAACCGGTGCCGACCTCATCAGCATGATGGTAGATGCGTACTACGCGCGTGATGTGGCAATGCTGGGCGATGGCAAAGAGGTCATCTACTGCAACAAGACCATCCATGCCTGGCTGCACAAGCAGGCTATGAATGCGAAAAACGTTAACCTGACGATCGACGAATATGCCGGTAAGAAAATCGTTTCTTTCCTGGGTATTCCGATCCGTCGCGCTGACGCCATCCTGAATACTGAATCAGCCGTAACGGCGTAAGGGGGGATCATGCTGCTCGACCAGCAAGCGCTTTTTTCCGCAGCTCAGGCCATTACGGCCACGGCTGCTTCTACCAACGTCATTGATACCGGCAGCAATAAAGACGTCGGTAAATATGGCGATATCCCGCTGCTGATCCAGGTGGTTGAAGGTTTCAACAACCTGACCAGCCTGACTGTGACGGTGCAAACCGATGACAACTCTGCATTCAGTTCTGCTGCGGACGTGCTGTCCATGACGATCCCACTGGCGTCTCTGGTGCTGGGCTATAAGTCGCCGGTTATCACGTTGCCGATGAAGATGGAACGTTACATCCGTCTGAACTATACGGTGACTGGTACTGCGCCGACCACCGGCAAAGTCACTGCCGGTATCACCGGAGGCGTGCAAACCAATGCCTGAGTACAAAGTCGCTAAGCGGTCATTCATCAATGGCCGCCTGCATGAGCCGGGTGACATCGTTACCTACGACGGTGAGCCGGGAAGTAATCTGGTTTCCGTTGATGCCAGCCTGAGCGAAAAGATTGTCCCGGTCAGTGCAGAAGAGTTAACCGAGCTTGATGATTTGCGCAAACAGTATGAAGAAATGTTCGGCGAAGCGCCGCATTTCAATACCAAAGCGGAAACTCTGAAGGCGAAGATCGCCGAAAGGCGGAAAGAACTCGGGGTGTAAGCCCTCATAACCAAAGGGGCGAAAGCCCCTTTTTAGTTGGTGGATGATATGGCATCAGTGATCAATATCTGCAATATCGCGCTGGCACGTATAGGCAACAGCCGGACGATTAACAGCCTCACCGAAAAGACCAAAGAGGCATATACCTGCAACCTGTTTTACGAGTCCATGCGCGACGCAGTTCTGGCAGACAACGACTGGAACTTTGCCATGTCTCGCGTTGTCCTGGCTGACCTTGGCGACCCTGCGCCGGGATGGTTGTTCCGGTATCAGTACCCGACCGACTGCGCGCGCATAGCTGCCATATTACCGAAGTGGTTCACTGGGCCTCATATCGCTCTGCAGGATAAGCCTGTTTTTGAAGTTGGCAGCAATGAAGATGGCACTGGCCGCGTCATTCATACCAATGAGTCTCAGGCGGTACTGCTATATGTGAAAAGCATTACTGACCCGACGATGTTTGATGCCCTGTTCGCTGATGCGCTTTCGTGGCGTATGGCGGCTGAAATAGCCATGCCTATCGCGGCAAATGCCAGTCTCGGCCAGCAGGCAATGGCCAATTATCAGCAGGTGCTTACAGCGGCCATGCAACGCTCTCTTGATGAGGCGCATGAACCGCAGCAGGCGATGTCAGACCTTGCCAGTGCGAGGATCTGCTGATGGCCTATTCACTGGTTCAGCCGTCACTTGCCGGCGGCGAGATATCTCCTTCACTGTATGGTCGCATCGATCTTGAAAAATACCAGACGTCATTGCGCCGCTGCCGCAACTTCATCGTCCGGCAGTCAGGCGGAATTGAAAATCGTCCCGGATTCCGGTTCCTGGGTAGCGCGAAATATGCAGACCGTTACTGCCGGCTAATACCGTTTCAGTTCAGCGTATCGCAAACCTATGCGCTCGAGCTCGGCGATCACTATTTTCGTGTCTGGTCTAACGGTGCCCTGGTTACGGACGGCGGCGTCCCTGTTGAAGTGGCTACCCCATGGCCGGTGAGCGTCATCTCTGAGCTGAAATTTACGCAGTCTGCCGATGTGATGACAGTGTGCCACAACGATTATCCACCGCTTGAGATCCGCCGTTATGGAGAGGCTGACTGGCGCACCGCCGCAGTGACAACAACCAGCGGGCCATTCCAGGACCTGAACACAGACGACTCGGTAACTGTTTACGCCTCAGGCAGAACGGGATCCGTAACGTTGACTGCCAACAGCCCGATTTTCAAAAGCCAGCACGTGGGAAAACTGTTCTACATGGAACAGAAAGCGGTAGATAGTGTTGGTCGGTGGGAAACCGATAAAGACATCGGGATCGGTGACGAGTGCCGATACCAGGAGAACTTTTATCGCTGTGTTGACGGCGGTTCTAATGGCACCACCGGCACTGTTGCTCCGACCCATACAACGGGAGATTCCTGGGATGGCTGGGGTCTTGGTGGCCGTAACGGTGTGCTGTGGCGCTATCTGCATAGTGGTTTTGGCGTGTGCCGTATTACCGCCGTCGCTGGAGATGGACTAACTGCAACGGCAGACGTTGTGCCACGTCAGGATGGTGAGATCGAGCTGCCGGCGCAGGTGGTGGGTAGCACCTTCGCCACTTACAAATGGGCGCATTATGCCTGGAACGATACTGACGGCTACCCGGGTACAGTTACCTATTACCAGCAGCGGCTTATTTTCGGCGGCAGCCGGGCATTTCCTCAAACTATATGGTGTAGCCGTACCGGTGATTATCACAACTTCTATCGCAGCAACCCGAAGGTTGACGACGATGCGATCACCTATAACTACGCCGGTCGCCAGCTGAACAAAATCCTGCACCTTCTTGATGTCGGTCAGCTTATCGTGCTGACCAGCGGCGGAGAGTTCAAGGTGACAGGCGACAGCAACGGTAACCTGACGGGAACCGGTGGCTTTGCGATGTCCGGTCAGTCGTTCAACGGTAGCAGCGATCTGGCGCCAATCAACGTTGGCAGCGTTGCACTGTACGTTCAGCAGAAGGGCTCCATCATCCGTGACCTGTTTTACTCATTCGACCAGGACAGCTATCAATCCAGTGATCTGACCCTCCTTGCCAGTCACCTGTTTAACGGGTACAGCATCAAAGATTGGGCTTTGTCTGTGCAGCCGTTCAGCGTTGCATGGTGTGCGAGGAGTGACGGCATGCTGCTTGGCCTGACTTATCTCCGTGAGCAGCAGGTATATGCCTGGCATCCTCACCCGATGACTAATGGTTATGTCGAATCGATCTGCAGTATTAGCGAAGGGCAGGAAGATGCGGTCTATGCGCTTATTCGCCGTACGGTGAATGGGTCGACAGTTCGTTATGTTGAACGACTGAATACCCGGCAGTTTACAGAACAGCAGGATGCATTTTTCGTAGATTCTGGCCTGTCTTACAGCGGAGAAAACACCGACTCTTCACGCAAAATGACGATCGGTTCTGCCGGTGGCTGGACATACCAGGATGAATTCACGCTAACGTGCAGTTCTGCAATCTTCGACTCATCGAGCACTGATTACGAGATCCATATTCCCTATACCGAAGGCGGTGTCAGCAAATCGATGCGTTTGAGCATTGCTGGTGTTATCTCATCAACAGTGGCTACCGTATTAGCAAACCGTGATGTGCCTACAGCGCTGCGCAACACTGCGCAATCAACCTGGTCGATAGCACGTCTGACATTTGCGGGACTGTCTCACCTCGAGGGACAGACGGTTAGCATTCTTGCCGACGGTAACGTTGAACCTCAGCAGGTTGTATCAGGCGGCGAAGTGACGATCGAAAACCACTCGTCAGTGGTGCATATCGGTTTGCCGGTAGCCGCGGTTATCGAAACGCTGGACGTGAACGTTGCAGGGCAGTCTACGCTGCTGGATAAGACCAAACTTATCAATCAGCTTTGCGTAATGCTCAACAGCGGGAGATCGGTTTGGGCCGGAACAGACGATGCTCACTTGCTGGAGTATACGCAGCGTGAGTGGGAATTCTACGACGATCCGGTAGGGCTGAAAACCGGCATCATTGATATGAATCTCGACGCAAACTGGGAGCGTAACGGGCGGGTTGTAATCAGCCATTCCGATCCGCTGCCGCTTGGCATTCTGGCCATTATACCACGCGTAACGGTAGGGGGCTGATATGCGAAAAGTTGAGATAGTCAGCGTTACTGATGAGCATATCAGCGCCATCCTTCCCCATGTCCGCCAGGCTGATCATGATGAGTTTATGGCTGCTGCCGGTATGACTCCGGCGGAAGTCATCAACCGCGCTATGAAAAGCGCCTCGGTCTCCGCTGCAGGGCTGATTAACGGCCAGGTGGTAACCATCTTCGGTATATCTCCTGCATCGATCATCACCGGGCGCGGTATTCCGTGGCTGGTGAGCACCGACCACATTGAGCATCAGCCGCTGACATTCCTCCGTCATTGCCGTCCGGTATTGCGTGACATGTCACGCGGATATCGCGTGCTTGAAAATTACGTCGATGCGCGCAACCACGCAGCAAAATCATGGCTTCACTGGATGGGGTTCACCCTGGCAGATCCTGAGCCATACGGATTGATGAGAATGCCTTTCCACCATTTCATTAAGGAAATAGCCCATGTGTGAACCAGCTACCGCAGCACTAGCCGTAACCGCAGTTGCTGGCGGTCTCAGCGCTTACAGCCAGATCCAGACAGGTCGCGCTAATGCCGCGCTGGCGAACGCTAACGCCGATGCTCAGGAACAGGCCGCCCGCGACACTATCAACACAGCTAATGACCAGGCATACCAGCAACGCCAGCAGGCACGGCGGGTTGCCGGACAGCAGACCACCGCTCTGGCTGCTAACGGCGCCGACCTGACGAGCGGTAACGCATTGGACCTGACAACAGAAACTATGCAGCAGGGGACGCTTGACGCACTGACAACCATCAACAACGGCCAGCGACAGGCAGCCGGGTTGCAGTTCCAGGCTGATACCAGCCGCGCGCAAGGGAAAATTGATAAGCAGTCCGGAATGCTTGGCGCAGGTTCAACGCTGCTCAACTCCACGCTGACCGGTCTTAATGCATACAAGACGCTGGGCGGTACCTGGAAGCCGCTTTCCGCTAAGTAAAAGGAGCTGACTATGCCAACCGTTCCGCAATATCAACGCCAGAGCCAGACGCAAACCGCGCCGGTGATGACGAGTAATCTTCGTGTCCCGGAAAATCCGCTGGTGCAGGGCATCCAGCAGGCTGCTGATACGTCGATTAATATGATGGCTGATGCAAAGCGTAAGGCTGATGTAGCGCTTAGCCAGGATGCTCTGCTGCAGTTTAATCAGTTTGGTGATGACCAGTTCAACAATCCTGACAATGGTCTGATAACGAAGCAGGGAAAGGCTGCGCTCGGGCAAAGCGATGTCGTCATGCAGAACATGCAGCAGAAAGCTCAGGACCTGCTGGGTACCGTGCCGGATGGCGAAGCCCGCCAGCAGTTATCTTTTCAGTTGCAGCAGTCGATGCAGTCATTTCACAACCAGGCCCGCCGGTATGAGGTTGGCCAGTTCCAGCAGTTTCAGGATCAGGCGTTTACTTCTGGAAACTCCCTGGCCGTAACTCAGTCCACCGATCTTTATAACGATAACCAAGCCTTCGTGGGTCTTGCCAAACAGCGTTTTGATGCTATTGATCAGTATGCTGATGCTCATGGCATGCCTGATGAATGGCGCGTGCAGCAGAAAACGCAGCTGAAGGAGCAGATGGGGCAATCGGCCTGGGTCGGAAACATTGCTCAAAAATACAGCGAATTACTTCAAACAAACGGCGAACCAGGAGATCTTGATGGTGTTGGCCGCGTTGTGGCTCACGGTAACTCTGGCGCAGCCAGGGGCCTGAGGAATAACAACCCCGGTAATATTGAAGCAGGTTCAAACCCCTGGGAGGGGCAGACGGGGAGTGATGGCCGTTTTGCTACTTTTGCGACGCCCGAGCATGGGATCCGCGCGCTGGGTAAAAACCTGCTTTCGTTCCAGCGGCAGGGTTACGACACAGTTAGCGAGATCGTTAATCGTTGGGCGCCGGCCAGCGATGGCAATAACACCGATGCTTATATCAAGGCGCTGTGCAGCGCCCTTGGTGTGGGAGCTAATGACCCGCTTGATGTGTCCAACCCTAAAACCCTTGCAGCTTTGTGTGCCGGTATTGTTAAGCATGAAAATGGCAGTGTCCCATACAGTGCTGACCAGCTTGAAACTGGCGTGTCGGCTGCGCTCGGGTTAACTAACCTTGATTCACCAAAGCGCTATACGGGAAATGCCGCTTTTGATGCTATGAGCCCTCAAATGCAAATGCAGGCATTGAGGCAGGCTAACGAGCTTAATAACCAGTACCGTCAACAGTATGCTGAACAACTTAGCTCTGTAGTGAAGGATGCATATTCAGCTCTTGATGAGGGGCTTAGACCGGCTCAATTACCTTCTGAGGCTGATTTTATCCGGGCTAATGGCCCTCGCGTTGGGGCGTTGAAATGGCAAGATATGCAGGCGCAGATACAATATGGCGGCGTAATTGGTGCAGCTAAGGACCTTACCCCTGAAGGACGACAGGACATTCTTGAGCGACTTCGCCCACAGGATCCAAATGCTCCTGGCTTTGCAGCTAACCAGCAACGATGGGAGAAAATGCAGAGCAAATTTAAGCAAATGGATACAGAGTGGCAAGCACAACAGGGGCGCAACCGCTTAGTTTCATCCTTGCAAAATAACTTCCCCTTAGATCCTAACGACAAAAATAACCAGGCAGCCGTGGACCATTACTTTGCTCAGGATATTGCGCCTTCGTTTTCGATATCTGATCCGCAGAGCATCAATGCGCTGGCCACCGTCACAACTAAAAGCGGCATGATACCAACGCAGGTCAAAACTATGCTTAACAGCGGAGCAACCTCAAGAGATCCTGCACTGGTTGTTCCTATGGCAAAATTCTACGGCCAGTTATTCGATAATAACCCGGCGGCCGCGGCAACCCTTGATAAGGGAACGATGGCATTTTATGGGAAGGTTTACGATTATTCCCGCGCTGGAGTTCCGGAGGATAAGGCTGTTGACATGGCATATAGCCAGGTATTCCAGCAGGATGACCGGATGAAACAGATGCTTTCCACTGCCATGCGAGACAAAAAATATGTCGCCGCACGGACAACTGCTGCACAAAACAACGCTAGCAGCCTGACCTCATTTGGTTCGTGGTCTCCAGACATTACCGATCCAGGCAAATCAAATGCGGCCTATCAACGTGATTACCAGACAATTTACGATGCAAACTTTGCACAGACTGGGGGCGATGCAGACCAGGCTGAGAAAATGACCAACGCCATGATCAGAACCACATGGGGAGTTTCTACTATTAATGGTAGTGCAGAGGTTATGAAATATGCCCCAGAAGCGCTTTATGGGGTGAACAGTGGATCCGGTAACTGGATAGAAGGCCAATGGTATCAGGAGAAAAACGAGCTTAAAGCTAAAGCTTTTGGTGGTGCTCGTAGTGATACTGATTTGGTTATCGTTCCTGATGGTGTCACGCCAAGAGATAAAAGCTATGCGGTCATGGTGAGACAGAAAAATCAGGACGGTTACGATGATGTCCGTCCGTATTATGGTGAGAATGGGCTTCCCGTTCGCTTCAAACCAGATCAGCAGACATCTCCGATGTACAGGCAAACCATGCAGTTCCAGCAGCAACGAGTCGATGAGGCTAGAGTGAAGCGAGAAGGAAATCCATTACCGCAGTTCAGTAACAATGAAGGCTATACGCCGCCAGATCTGACTAAGCCTTTTGGCTATGGTTCAGCCAATAACCTTCCTAGCAACATTTACGCAGGGGGCAAATAATGCCGACGTATGAACAGGATCCGAAAGAGTTGCTTGGCGAGGACATTCAGCAGATAGCCACGCCAGATGACAGCGATTTTTATATGGAAACGCCTTCTTTGCTCTCTGCCGTAAATCCATTTACCAGCGATCAGCGCGTTCAGCAATCCAGGCAAGCAGCTTTCCGCATAGATAACTCCCTGGGGAGTTTTATCGCCAGCGCTCCGTTCAGCCAGTTTGACCGAGTTGACGGCTATAACCCGTTTGATAATGATGCCGCAGATATTAAAGGCTATGAGGACTTTGCTGATTCATTTATCAACTCCGGATCGCCAGAGGAAACTCTTGCTATTAAGCACCGCATAGATCAGCAGAAGGCGGACAGGGAATACAATTCAGACTTAGGATTTGCTGGCACAATGTCTTCTGTAGGCGTGGGGTTAGTTGATCCATTCAATGTGATGGCAATGTTTATTCCGTTTGGTGCAGTCATTCGCGGTGGCCGTATTGCGGAAACAGCTGGCCGATTTGCTTTAGCCAATGCCGCTGGCAGTGTTGCCTCAGAGGCTGCATTACAGGCTACTCAGGAAACACGCTCTCCGATGGAGAGCGTGTCCAACGTTGCTGTTGATGCTCTCGTTGGTGGGATCCTTGGCACTGGTGCACAGTTGCTTGCCGGAGCTGGAGCGCGCGAGGCTGTGGTTAACTCAGTGGGGAATAATCTGCGAGGTATGGATTCTCCTCAAAGCATTGGTGCTGCTCAGGTATTCAACACTACGCTAGATCAGGAGCAACTAGCTGGGCTTGGTCTCGCAAATAAAACACTCAGCGTCACGCCTGCTGGCCGGCTGGCTCAGTCTCCATCACTGGTTTCCCGACAGATAAACCAGCAACTGGCTGAGAATAACTATTTCTTTGCCAAAAATGACGAAGGCCTAGCTACATTTACGGCAGCAGAAACAAAGATTAAGCAATACGATGCCATGCTCTATAAGCAGATGGAAACCACCCGAGACGCTTATCAGCAGTACAGCAAGTCCGTCAGCGCCAGCGGTGCGAAGAGGATGAACTTTGTAGATTTCAATGAGGCTGTGGGCATGGCTATGCGCCGCGGCGATCAGAGTGATATTCCTGAAGTGGCGCAGGCGGCCGCCAGTATTCGACCTATTTTCGAGAGCACAAAAGCCCGTATGCAGGAGCTTGGGATCCTTCCGGAAGATGTCGATGTTGTGACGGCACAAAGCTATCTTCCACGTATTTATAAGTTCGATAAGATACTTTCAGACCGCACTGAATTCAGGGGGAGGATAGCCAACTGGATACAGGGTATTAGTGCTAAAGGAGCTGATAAAGCCGGGCAGAGAGTTGAAAAGATAAATGCAGGTCTGAAAAATGCGGAGGAATCAGCGCCGCGCGCTGAGGCCCTGGCGAGTGATATCGCCGAAGCCGAGAAATGGTCCGGGAAAAAAATCCTACTCATGGAAGAGCTGGATAAACGCAATAAGCTCATATCTCAGGAAGCTGACACACAGGCGCGCCTTACCAGAATAGAAAAACAATTGGCTGATACTTCATCAGAAAGACTTCAGGCCAGAATGATGAAAGAAAGCTCTGATCTTAAAACACGGCTTGATGATATAGCTCAGGCTAAAGAAGAGCTTCCGGTCTATCAGCGCCATATGGAGTTGCTGGATAACCCACGGAAATACCGTTCTGAGCTTCGCCGACTGCAAAAACGGGCAAATTCAACCACAAGGCTGAATGCAAGCCGCGAGCGGGCTCTAAAGCAGATGGAACCTCTATCCCGAGAGGAAGCAGAGGACGCTGCTGACGAGATCGTGAATAAAATAATCGGCGCACCTTCCGGACTTGTTCCTGCCGATATTATCCCGGAGAGACTCGTTGGCCGGGCTGGGTTCACCAAAAGCCGAACTCTGCTTATTCCCGATGAACGTATAGAGGATTTCCTGGAGTCAGACGTCAATCACATCATGGAAAGCTACCTCAGGCAGGTGGCTCCTGAAATCGAACTGACAGCGCAGTTCGGCCGTAAAGACATGGGGGATCAGATTCGCCAGGTTAGCGAAGAATATACGCGGCTGATCAAAGAGGCGAAAACGCCTAAACAACGTGCAGCGCTTGAAAAACAACGCGAAGCAGATATCAGGGATATAACTGCAATGCGCGACCGCCTTCTAGGCACCTACGGCGCCCCGCAGGATCCTCGCAGTTTCTTCGTTCGGGCCGGGCGGGTTGCAAGGAATGTTAACTTCCTTCGCCTGCTTGGCGGCATGACCGTCGCCGCGGCCACCGATCTGATGCGGCCGATGATGCAGCATGGTCTACGCAAATCTCTTGGTCCTATGGCCAGCATGCTAAGGAACATGGATGCCGTAAAGATCGCCACAAAAGACCTGCGCGAAATGTCTGTTGGCCTGGAGTACGTTCTTTCAACGCGAACCAAAGCTATTGCCGACCTGACCGATCCCTATAGCCGGCGCAATGCATTCGAGCGCGGTCTTAACTGGATGACGCAAAAGTTTGGGAACTGGACATTGATGAACCAGTGGAACAGCGTGCTTAAATCGTGGTCAGGAATGATTGTGCAGTCGAGGATACTTGATGCGGCTCGGCAGATATCCAGCGGCGGCGAGATAGCCAAAACCGAATTACGCAAGATGGCGCAGGTTGGTATCAATGAGGATATGCTGCGGCGCATCGGTGATCAGTTCGGTAAGCACGGCGAGGATATGGATGGACTTCTAACCGGCCACAGCCACTTGTGGGACGATCGTCACGTTAGGGAGATATTCCAGGCCGCGGTGCTGAAGGATGTCGATTCGGTGATTGTAACCCCTGGCGTGGGCGATACGCCGCTGTTCTTTAGTAAAGAGGGGTGGAAACTGATCACCCAGTTCAAAACGTTTATCTTTGCTCAGCATAACAGGGTTCTGGTATCTGGTATTCAGCAGGGGGATGCGTCATTCTATCTGGGCGCTCTGGGTACTGTCGCACTCGGGTCTATGGTCTATATGATGAAGCAAAAGCTTAGCGGCCGCGATATCGACTACAGCTGGAATAACCTTGTGAAAGAGGGGATTGACCGTGGCGGTATGATTGGCTGGTTGTCTGAGCCACTGAATACCGTCGAGAACGTTAGCGGCGGCCGGTTTGGTCTTGGCGCGATGTTTGGTGCGCCGCCGGTATCCCGGTTCCAGAGCCGTAATGCCATTGGTGCTATGCTGGGGCCGACCTTCGATCTCGGTGGTGATGCTGCAACGGTGGCGCATGGGGTACTGAACGGAGAATTTGACAGCCAGCAAACCCACGCGGCCCGTAAAATGCTACCATTTCAGAACCTGTGGGCGATATCACCGCTACTAAACAAAGTTGAAGAGCAGATGAAATAAGGAAATATCATGGGGATTCTTGGTAAGTTCGGTAATTTTTTAGAGAAATCTGGTGTTTCTGTTTTTTCAAAAGAAACATTAAAACTGCTTACCGAGATGAATGATCAGGGTGTTTACCAATCATCGCTTGCGGCAGTTGACTTTGCGTTATCAATGAGAAATGAAGAGCACTTTGAAACCTTCGTACTTTCGAGAATTCTTCTCGAGCCGTACCAGTCCAGCAATGATGAGCGCATGACCTTATACAGGATTATGCAAGACAATTATGGTCAGGGGTTAAAAATGTTCAAGAAATCATTAGCTTTCGCAAAACAGTATGGTGGAGAAGATATTGTTAAAGGTGAATTTAATTTCAAATTAATGGGTTTCAGAATAATTATGTTCAACCTTGCATATAATTCTAAATTAATTGATTTTGATATTGCCTCAAAGTTTTATGAAACCTTGTGGCGATCTACAAAAGGTGACACTCCTGATAATGCTATTGATGATTTTATACAAAGAGAAAAGTTAATGGTAAGTATCGGCGTATCCGATCCAACTGCGAATCAAAAAAAAGAGGATTATCAATTTTATAAGAATGTGATTTCTTTGTGGGCAAGTCGTGGAATCATGAATGTATAAATGAGTTAAACAGGCCGCTTTCGCGGCCTTAATTATCACTGACCGCCGGGGCGGGAGTCAGCAGAACGGCCGCCGCAACGTGAGCCGTCAGCTGCGGTATCATCAGGGTGCTGGCAGTTACCAGCGAAAGCCTGTGCAGAAGAACCCAGAGACAACAGAACAAACAGCACTGCGAATGCTTTTTTCATTTTCACTTACCATGTGTAGACCACTGAACCGTGGCTTTTTGATTGTAGCGCTGCGCTCAGATTTCATCAATTAAAAAGCCCGCTATGCGGGCTTCTTGATTTTAAATGAGTAGCTCCATGGGTCACTCTCTCTAGGCAAGGGTGATGTATTAGTTTTATCATGGAAAACTTTAGTGAAGTTTATTACTGAATCCATCCACACAGGCTGATTAGCCTTAGTATGAGCTGGTGGATCCCAGTAAGCTAATAAGGCAGCATCTCGATGTTCATTCACAGCATAAATCAAGTAAGAGTTACTTACTGGTGTAGGTCTGAAGCGCCCATGTTCATCTATTAAACCATATGACCATTCATCCCAGCACTTTTTTGTACATGAGTAATTGTAATTTGCGTATTGGTTAATATTTACATGAACTTTTCTAAGGTGGTAATTAAGAACTTCATCAGGCCTTTCAAAAAGAGTGTCTTTTCCTAAGCTGGGATGATGACCATTACGCCAATGACACTTAAAGGCTTCTTTAAGTGAAATTAAAAAATCATCACTTTTGAATTCGCCTGTGGGTAGAATTCTTCCGCAATACTCACTCAAATACATCGAACTGTTCTTCCTTCATCCGATCATCTAAAGTGCTCAGCATGCGGAAGGATAGCTCAGAAGATGCCTCTGCAGAAATCATATTGATTTTCGGAGCATTAACCTTTTGCTGCGCAAACTTTGCCGTTCTACGACGGCCATGGATTTTTTTGCTATGCCCATGGACAGCTGTAACGCGCAAGACGTTACCATCCTCACCAACAAAGAGAGTGGCTGTTCCGCGTACTACAACCGAGCCGCTAACCGAGCCGCGCAGTACTACAGTCCCTAAAGATACAGGTGCTTTGCGACGCTTTGCTTTAGTACGGTTTTCAACCATACCTTTTGCAACGAATCCAAGCTTTGTCATCTCTAATCTCCGGTGTAGTAACTGCTATTCAACAAAAGGTTGATTACCTTTGGTGTAAATATACGCATAGGTATTGTTGGTTGCAAGATGAGCAGAGCAATAAAAACGCGATATCAATAGATATGAATAGGTTACGAATCATGCTTTTTAAGGCGCTTCCCTGCGCCAGCAGCCTCAGTAACCCTTGGCCTTAGCCATCACGTACTGAGCATGTGTCTCTATGTCGCGCAGTACGGCGCCGATACCAACAATGTAGCTGAGCATGGCCGTGACCTCTGCGGCGGCGCCGGAAACATCATGCCCGTCAGCATCGAGTTCGCGGAGCAGCTTCATCACCATTGAGCTTTTCGCCAGTTCACGCAGGCCATCAGGTGAATGGATGTGATCCTGATAGCGTCGGTTAAGAGGGAAGGTGTAATGCTTCTGCTCGACCTGCAATGCATCCATGATCGCCGGCAACATGCTGCTGGTCATCTCCTGCGCCAGCATGCGGGCTTTATCGGCCTGGGAGAGTTCTTCCCGAACGTAGCGGCCAGTCTTGCGGATCTGCGGCAGCACCTCGCCAGTAACCCATTCTAGAAATCTGAATGCTCTGGTTCCTTCAGTCATTGCTTCTTTGCAACGAAGCATGATGATGTATAGGCCTGATTCTGATACAACGGATAACTCTTGCTTTCCGCCAGGGGTCTGTATTGAATACAGACCCTTTTTGTTCCAGCCTTTTTTATCAAGTTTTCTTGCCTGTGTTACATCAATGTTCAATGCATCGCATATATCTTTGGTGACGAACCATGGCTCACCATTGATCATAAACATGCGGATGTTGCATACAGATTCGAAAGAAAAAACTGAAGGTTTGGTATTCATAGTGATTCTCCTGTGACTAGGGTAATCACCACCACAGAGACCAATCTGATTTGGTGGTGAACTGAACGGAGTTGGTCTTACCGGCGTCACAGGGAACCGGCGTCCTTGCGGACCCCCGCCCAGCCCACCATTGAATGGGTACGCTGAAGCGTATGCACAAAAAAACACGCAGGCGCGTGTTGTGCGCTGTGACATTGACCGGGAGACCAATCCCGGCACCGGATTTTGCCGATGCCCGATCACTATGGCACAAGGGAAATGGGTTGTAAATTTACCATTTTGGTAATATTATTTTGTTTATTAGGTAAAATCAATCTCTTTATGAGTTGTTTTTTGGTTTTTTTTATTTGCATATAGAACAATCCTAAACATAGCTCTAGTATATTTTTCATGGGTATTAATGTTCACCCATTATTTTATTCAAACTAATAAAGTTACATAAATTATTTTTTATTACTACACATACTATGGGTGATTAAATGGAAAATCATATTTTAATGTTTCCTGACATGTTTATTAATGCAAGTGATAGTTCTATTCGTGTAAATGACTCAACGTTAGATTATAGAAAATTATTGTTAAACACTCTTTATTGGGACAAGATAATTACCACAAACAATGATCTTTTGTATATCTCGATTGATCATACTCCAGGTCTTCCAGAGCTTAAAAGAGAAGGAATACTTTGTGAGGTAATGATTAGTTTAAAAAGTGATCTTGATATAATGTCGGAATTGTATGATGCAAATATGAAATTCTTGATGGATTCTCTTTCTCGTAAAGATATAAATTTCATTGCAAGTGAAGCTAATGATGTATTGATTAAAAACAACATGGAGGTTGCTCCTGATAACGGAGAGTTATTTACTTTAATAAATGCAATACCAGAGCCTGATGAAAGTGTAAATATCTATGATGTATTGGAGTTCAGGTCTAAGAGAAAGCATGAGCTAAAAAATCTAATGAATAAAATCAACGAGCTTAACATTCGAGTAATAAATTCAGAAAATAGAGACTTAGAGTTGAAGTTAGCAATAAATGAGATAGATAAAGCTTGCGCAGATGTTATAAGGTTGTATGGTGAAAGCCGTATAAAATTTAACTTATCAGAAGTTAAGTTTAATTTTAACATTCCAGAGATAGTAACTAATGCAGGTGCAGCGTATTTTGGTGCAAAATCAATAGGTCTTCCAGAAACAAGTGCTATTTTATCATCAGTAACCTACGGAGTTGCTACTTTTGTTAACTTCTCTTCTTCCATGTCACTAAGAAGAATAGATAAAGCAAATCCATTTAATTATGTTGGGCAAATGAGTGTAAAACTTAATTAAATTTTATAATTATGGATGGGAGTACATTTAAGGTAACAATGCATATTAGCCCCCATCCTATTCCAATATGGTATGTAACGATTGCAACTATTAGCATTTTTATAGTTGAAGTTAAACGCCTTGATTCTTTTTTTAAAAATATATTCATTTTACCTCCGTTTATTAGCAAACTCGTCTTCATATTACATATTAGTATAGCATGTAGACGAGTAGCTTATAACTTACTTTAATTGTTGTCTAATCTGCATTGCGCAGAAGTCCAGGTGGGTTTGCAGCTCCCGCATCGACAACTGCGAGCTCGTCACATAGTTAACCAGTGCCACCAGTTCCGCCGCCGCACCGCTGACATCGTGGCCGTCTCGCTCCATCTCCCTGAGCAACTCCATCAGCTGTGATTTTACAACCAGGGATCTGACCCCTTCCGGTGTGTGAATACGATCTGAAAAACCTTCGTCGACAGGATACTGGTACCGCTCTGGCATTAGGATTACTCCGATAAATACTGTATATATATACATATATCAAAAGGTAACATGGTTTTCCAGAAGGTTTTTATTTACCTTAATGGTAATGTTTTTGCTCGTTTCGATCTGTTTTATTCATATATGGTTTGATGGGTAATAGAATGCTTCTATGCACGCGCGCCAGCGCTGACCACTGGAGCAGACTATGACAGTTTCAACGCAGGTAAGCCGTAACGAGTACACCGGGAACGGCGCCACTACCCAATACGATTTCACGTTCCGCATTCTTGATAAAAGCCACCTGCTGGTGCAGACGCTGGATACCTCCGAAAGTATCGTGACGCTAACACTCGGCACCGACTACACGGTTACCGGCGTGAATCGCTACAATGGCGGGAAGGTGGTGCTGACATCGGCGCTGCCAGCTGGTTACAAAATCTCTATCGAGCGCAGCACGCCGGTTACGCAGGAAGCCAGCATCAGGAACCAGGGGGGCTTTTTCCCTGAGATCCACGAAGATGCTCTCGATAAGCTGACTATGCTGGTGCAACAGGCATACGGGTGGTGGTCTGGTCTATCTCTCAGAAAGCCATCATGGCTCGCTAACTATTACGACGCGCTTAACAACCGCATTCGTAACCTGCGTGACCCGTCACAGGCGCAGGACGCAGCCACGAAGAATTATGTCGACTCAGCTGATAGCAATTTACAGCAGCAAATAACAGGTAATTTTAATCGCTCCCTTAGAGTTCCAGAAGCATCTATATCTCCATTGCCATCAGCTCAGGATAGGGCATGGATGAGCCTTGGGTTTGATGGTTCTGGAAGTCCTAAATTGCAGGACCCTGCAGGTACAGGACTATGGGGATACGTCCCGGCCGTAGGTTCGTTTGAGCAGGGATCTTTACTCACTCAACGTTTTGAGGTTCTTCTGTGGGAATCCACGGACGAATACTGGCGCTGGGATGGCGTAATGCCTAAGGTCGTTGTACCTGGTAGCACGCCAGCGACTGCAGGCGGTACAGGAAAGGGGAAGTGGATCGACGTTACCGATGCGACTCTTCGCGCAAACCTGGGTTCAGGCGAAGGGCTTCTTTACATAGGAAGTGTCCCTACCATTGCCCATTTATCCACGATTTCTCCGGCGGTGGCAGGCCAGCGTATTCAGGTAACTGAATTTGACTATGGCTATATCGTGGGTGGGGGGAACTTCATCGTTCAGCACGCGGCAGACTTCATTGCTGATGGGGGTAAGGTTGTAGCTTCCGGTATTGCCGGGCTGGTATTCGTCAGGGAAGAGTATTACGCCAGCAGAATAGTCAGGCCAGAGTGGTATGGTTGTCGCGGACGCGGGGATTCCATTCCAGATACTGCTACTTTTGCGAATATGTTGTCACATTTGAATGACGGCGATTATATTAAGTTAATGCCGAATGCGAACTATTATAACAGTTTCCCAAATAACTCACAGGCGTTAGATGGGTGGGTAATAACCGCTGATAACATCACATTAGATGGTGGTGGTAGAGCCACCCTGTCCCGAGCCACACCATCGTCTGCAAGTTATTCAGGTTTTACAACGTTAAAAATTACGGGCGATAAACCAGATATCATTGGGAAACTTCTGATTACATCCGAAGACCCGACAAACAAACCGCTGTATGCATACCAAAGTGCGACTAAAATAGATTCAAGGGAAATTTATACATCCCCTCTGGCGAATACACTAGGGTTGTGGCTTTCTGGTGTAGATAGCCCTTATATTGATAAATCGGTTACGTTAGAAAGAGCTGTTTTCCCTTTCTTTGCCAATAATGGCACGAATGGTATGAAGGTATTCTGTACCGCCAGAAAATCAGGGCAAATTTACCCACAGCCAACGTCAGCAAGTTCAGATTTGGCTTTGGGGAGTACTTTTAAACTGGATGCCTGTTCCGATTTTATCATGGATGTTATCGCAAATGATTCAGCATACGCAGGCATTGAGTCTGAGAGCAACAACGTCAACGGCAGCATAACCCTAGTAACCAATAAGGCGTACCATGCTGGACTTCATCTATGGAACAGATGTAAGAACATTACTTACAAGGTCTCCGCAACGGACATCGTTGAGGGTGGCGGCGTTATCACGGGGTATGGCTGTGAGGCGTGTAGCGGCGATGTGACGGTGTATAATGCGCAATACGTCGCGGCATTCATAGGGAATTCGGCAACAACCCCTGTTATAAGCTGCAACATAAAAGGTTCTGGGTACGGTGTGACTGATGCGGTCGTCTTCTTCACTACCGCAGCAAATAACGCGTATATCCAGCACTGCAACGTAGACATTACCGCCGTGCACGCTGATGTATTCGCCATCGGCACTGGGCGCCAGTCAGCTGTTAAATTTAATGGAGGTCAGTATTGCGACATAAAATTAAACGCTAAAGATTTTGATTATATTTTTTCTTTGGGGATGGGCGCTAACAACAAATTTAATGTCGCGTACAACAAATTTAATACAGCGTTCTCATACTCAGACCAACGCTCGTTTGATAACGAGTATAAGTACACTGATCCTGGTGGTAACGTATATCATCTTCAGGCTAAAGCAAGCTCATTTGAATACAGGTCTGATGCAGTTACTAATCCATACCTTGGATTCCGACCGTTGACGAGGAAAGAAATTGATTGTCAGTTCCTTGTAATACCTTCGATGCAGACCGTGAACTCATCAGCAGGTGGTATATCTTATGATGATACGACTAAGGCATTGAAAATAAATAAGTAGGAGAGTCTTATGCATGAGTTAGATGATATGTTCTCAAATCGTCCAATTGTTGCGCAGTTAATTTCTGATGCACAAGAGATGGTTATCCAAACAGATGATGGCGATGGTAATCATTTAACACATGATGAACAGATAGAGATAGCAAGAGAAAGTAGTCAGTGAAAGATAGAATAAAACTGATTTTATCAGTACAGTAAGTTTACCATTTATCCATAAACGGTTTATTGTGTATGATGAGCTTACCCAACTAAGGAGGTTCATCATGCATAGTAAACGGTGGTCATCATGTCTGCATCGCTAACCGCTGATACAATAAATCAGGGGCTTAGCTACGGTGCGCTGGCGGCGGTTGTCGCCGGAGTTCCGCCAGAGGTGGCGCTTGGTTCGCTCGCGGGTGCGGTAATATTTGTTACCTCTGCGATCGAGTATCCGGTAAAGCGCCGCGTTCTTCTGTCCCTTCTCAGCTTTCTCTGCGGTCTTCTCTTCTATAAGCCCACAGCCTCAATCCTCATCGGCCTGGCCAGCATCATCCCCACCATCACGCAGGACTCGTTTGAGCGGGGAATCGTGTATTCCGCTGGCGCTTTTGTGGCGTCCATCGTCGCTGTGCGCGTAGGCATCTGGCTGTATAACCGTTCTGATAATCCGCGAGATTTAATCCCGGGAGGAAAAGACGATGACAGGCCATGATCTGCTGCTTATCGCTAACGCCATCATCTGCGGTGGTATCGCGCTGCGGGTAATGTTCTTCCAGCGCAACGGGTCGCGCCACCGCCGGTGGGGAGGGTGGATAGCCTACTTGCTCATTGTGTCGGCAGCCAGCATTCCGGTGCGTGCGGCGTACTCATTCGCTAATCATTCCCCCATGACCGCAGATCTGTCTGAGGTCGTCATCAACGCAGTGATGCTTGCCGCCGTTCTGAAAACTCGCGGCAACGTCGTACAAATCTTCAAAATATCGAGGTCATCATGAGTGAATTACCATGGATCGCAGAAGCGCGAAAACATATTGGTCAGATGGAAATTAAAGGCCCGCGCCATAACCCATTAATCCTCCAGTTCTGGAAAGACATTAAGCGCGGTGGCATTAAAGATGATGAAACGCCATGGTGTGCTGCCTTTGTTGGGGCAATGCTGGAGCGATCAGGCATTAAGTCAACCAGATTCGAGTCGGCAAAATCCTATCTCAACTGGGGAGTTCAGATTCGAGAACCAGCTTATGGTTGTGTGGTGGTATTCAGTCGTGACGGCGGAGGCCATGTCGGATTTGTTGTCGGTCAACAGCAAAATGGAAATCTGATGGTGCTTGGCGGTAATCAGTCCGATGCCATTAATATTCGTGCATTCCCCCTCGACCGCGTTACCGGTTACCGCTGGCCTGTGAACGTAGCCAAAGATACCAGGTCACTTCCTTTGATGACTGGTACAACATCTGTGAGTGAATCATGATCTGGGCGTTAGTGAAAGCATACTGGAAGCAACTGGCTGGCGCCGCGGTTGCTGTTGTCGTCGTGGCCTGCATTATCGTTGCCTGGAATGTCCACGGTGATCGACAGTACGAGGCCGGGCGGGATACTGCCAACCAGTCGTGGAAACTAAAGTGGGCTGAACGCGATAAAAGCGATGCACTGGCGCAGGCATTGCGGAATGACGTTGAGCGGGAGAAAGAACGGCGCCGGCAGGCTGCCGTAGATGAGGAACAAACCAATGGTGAGAAAGCTCTGGCAAAAGCTCAGGCTGATGCCGATAATGCTCAGCGTGCTGCTGACGGCCTGCAGCAACAGCTCGCAAATCTCCAGCGCCAGCTCGGGCGAAGTGAAACCGGCAGGCTTTCAGCAACTTCCGCCCTCAGCCAGGCAAGGGGAGAGGCCGCCGTACTGCTTGCCCAGTTGCTCAGCAAATCTGACCGGGCAGCGGGAGAGTATGCAGCAGCAGCTGACAGGGCTTATGAGTCAGGAAAAACCTGTGAACGAACCTACGACGCGGTGACCGCTGAACATGGTATTTCACATGGTACTGTTTCCCGGTGA